CATAGGTTGACCACCGTATTCACCATTCTGGTCGGCAGTAGAAATTGCTGTAATGCTACGATCATACAAAGCAGCCCATGTTTGAAGTCGTGCATCATTCATCAAATATGGTTCAGCTTCGCCTAATGCCGCATACAGCAGAGCATCAGGATAATTAGTTAGGAATACGTTAACAATATTAGTATCAGATAAATACTGTGGCTTGCCGTAATACAGCATCTGAATACTGTAGGCAGTATCAGGTATAGGAGCAAACTGAATCTCTGAAGCCAGAATCGTATAGTTCAATGGCTTACCTGAATCAGTAGTCCTAGCTATTGCATAAAATGAGTTAGGTGAAAGGTAGGTAACTGAAGAAGCTGGAGTAGTACGTAGATGTACGTCACGCATCTCTAGGAAGTCCGTAGGCAAGCCGATAGTCTCCTCACCTCCTGTGGTATCAGCACGAGCAACAATGAGCATCTGACGCGTTCTGATGTCTCTACGGAGCCGTTCCTCAGCCAGTTGGATAAAGTCCGGTATCTGTGCAGTCAGATCACTACGACCTAAGTAACTCGCTATCGTAGATTTTAACGAACTGTAATCCGTCATAACTATTTCCCTGAGTTGTGTCTCTCCACAGCACCATCTTCTACATCATCCCATCGATACTCATACGTACCAATATGACCAATGTGCATAGACAGACTGTGATCTACATACGTCTGGAATCCACTATCTTGAGCCTTGATGCAGAAATGCACATCTTCGCCAATAATGCCTCGTGAACTCCAGCCTACGTCATACCACGGCTTTTTAGTAGCCTCGAATACATCTTTGTGAATCATTACTACGCCACCACCTACAGCCGTACAAGGCTCGATACCTTCTTTACCTTTAGAGTCTATTTTATGCCAAGCATAACTAATAATGTTTCCATTTTCGTCTTTATTTAGCTCTAAATCCAATGCTGTAGGCAACGTAGGCTTGCGTCTAGTTACTGCATTAACTCCGACAATCGGTACTTCTCTGCTTAACAATATATCTATCGTATCGCTAGGGAACCGCATATCTGAATCAATGAACAGAATGTAGTCACACCCATCAGCTAACGCAGCTTCAACCAGCTTTTCTCTCTGGTCAAATATCAACGTACCAGCCATTGTGTATAACTTTAAGCCGTTCTCACCTGTACCACACCGAAACTTACTATCTCGTCCTACCATCTTCGCAAAGTCAAACGCAAAGCCAGTATGAACCTCGTCTCTAGCTGGAACGCATACACCTACTGTTATACCCATTAGATATTACCCCTATAGACTTTCCATTGTGCATTATCGGAATCATTGAGCCACTTAGCAAACGCAGTATCATCAACAATTACAAAACCCCTCATAATTCCCTTTTTATTCAAGTCATCAATGACCGTAAAAGGTATTCGAGCTACGTGATGTAATTCTTTAAGATTTCCTTGTCTTGCCTTGTCTATCTCTCTGATATGGTTGTTACTATCAAGTATCTCAGTAACATCCTGTTTAGTCTCGATGATAATGCCGCCATCACCGTCCGCATGAACAACCTGTTGTCTAAAGTCCATAAGTCCTCGTAAATGCCCCCAGAGACGAATCCCTAGGGGCTATTCAATTACAGAGCCATATTCAAGTCAGCAACGATACCATGTGCAGCCTCGTTTTTTACCTCTAACGTTACCTCTGTTAGTATCTGGGTCTTATCACTATCACCTGCCTTAGCAAGCTCGATAGTCATGAAAGGACGCAGATAAGCCAATGCAGCGTACTCAGGATCAAGGATCAGAGCATCGCGTGTACGCATGAAACGGTTAGGAACAACACTCATAGTACCGAAGTCTGACAAGTAAACGTCAGCAGCACCAACGATAGTAGCTTGACCTTGAGCACCACCACCACCAGCATTGACGTTATAACGGTAAGCAGACAGACCTGTAAAGCTAGATACTTTCTGTTTACCAGCAGCACCAACCATCAGAATCTTAGGAACGCCACCAGAAGTAAATACCTCAGCAACTACTTCTTTCAGCAGAGCCTCAGTAAATGTACGTGCTGTACCGTCTGTACGAGTCGATACGCCGATAGTAGTAGGATCAGCACCGCTACCACCAACTGACGAGTTAGTCTTGATCCATGACAGCAACGAAGCCATCTTACGAGCAGACGAGTTAGACGAACCAACAGAAGCACCTTGATTGCTCAAGAGGATAGTCTCGAGGTCACGCTTTAGCTCTTGTGAAGCCTTAGCCAATTGATAACTTTTTTCAGATTTTCTGCCTGCTTTGTTAACTGTGTCCAGAGTGCCGGAGACTTTGATAGTCTTTTGCAGAATCTGTGTGTAGTTGCCTAAGCGAGTAGTAGGTGACAATGTAGCGTCAGAAGCGTCAGCACCTTCAACAGCAGCGTTGTTGGTGGTTGCAGCAGCCAACGAATCCGTCTGCCATTCGTGCCTTACTGCCGTTGCCTTTGTCTTGCCAATACTTGACATGAAGGGCACTTCCGTAGGGCTGATATCATAGATGATATCGGTCAAATCTTCACGCTGACCGATTGCGTCATAAGCATTATAAATAGCCATGATTTAATCCTTTATAAAAATCGTTCAAATACACTTGCCGCATCACGGATACTTCCGCTTGATCTAGCTCGTGCCTTTAGTTTCTTAATTTCTTCAGCATTACTATCTCTAGGCTTGCTTACGCCTGACTTAATCGCTTTAGGAGCCTCGTTCACCTTCTTAGTGATAGCTGGCTTACTTGCGACTAACTTGTCGTACTGCATCGCCTTATACAGAGTTAATACTGCCCGACTATCATAGACAGCCGCTAATTCGTTATCAGAGAAACCAACCTGTTTAGCAAAGGCACGAATATCATTTCTGATAGCCTCACCCTTAGCAGGATCAGTAAACTCAGGGATATAGCTAGACAATTTCTGCATTTCCTCAGCCACTACGGACTGCATCTGCACTTGCCTATCCTGCTCCTGTTGCTGATTGATTCGATGTCTCTCAGCTTGTACAGCAGCTAGTTGCTTATCTCTCTGAATCATCTCAGCTACCTTTACAGAGTATCCAATAGGATCAGTCTCTTTCAGGTACTCAAGATTTTCCTCTTGCTGTTGAGGAACAAGCATTTGCTCAATCATCTCTAATCGTTGCGCGTACGTATCACGCATCTGTTTAGCTTCTTGAACAGCTTGACGCTCTGCCTCTACGGCTTTGCGCTCCTCAGCTACTGCTTGCGATTTCTTGGTGTAATCCGTGCCAAGTTGATAAGACTTGATAAGCTCATTAAGCGTTACCTCACGTTCTTCTCCGGCTGCTTTAACCAGATACGTGGGCTGCTCTTGCTCCTCACCGTCATCATCTTGTTCTACCTCAGACTCATACTCGTCTGATTCGGCATCGCTTTCGTTAGCTTCTGAAGCGGATTCTGGTTGTTCCTTGTCGGAGCCATCTTCCCGATCCATCATGCTCAAGAAAGCGTTAGCTGCACCTTCTACCGTTAACTCACCACTACCTTCCGGTGTCGTGTTCTGAGTATCGCTCATTTAGTTTCCTTAATTATATCGCCAACCGGACGATTCGGACTACAAAATCTTTAACTTTTTTTCGTCAATGATCTTTTGATCTGCCAATCCTTGAATGTAATTATCAATAGACTCTAAAACCCTGAGACGTAAATACGCTTCCTCACGTACCTCTACATCGGCATAATCGCTACTTAAGAACTTAGCTATCTCCATACCTCTGAGTTCTTCCATCATCTCTATGAAGTAATCGTCTCTCAGTAAGTTGTTAGCCCAATCTGATTTCTTCATTGCATAGCCTTAGTCAGAGAGCCTAGTTCACGTAAAGCCTTGAGAGTTAACTCAGCTTGCTTGTTCTTCGTATCCTCGTCAGCCAAGTCCATAGCCAGTATAGTCTGTAATTGCTTAACTGCTAACTCAGCTTCTCTGATACGTAGATCATTAGCATCGTTCTGGTTCTTCATCTGCAGCTCTATGCCCTTGCTCGTATATTCGGCTTCGAGTGTCTGTCTCTGCAAGTCAAGCTTTGCCGCATCGATCTGAGCTTTTGCCTGTATCTTTTCTGTTTCCACCTTTGCCAACATCTCAGCAATCTGTGCCTGTGCGTCCGGTGTAGGAGGCTGTGGCTGAGAAAGTGCAGCATTTTGCTCTGGCGTAATTTCATTCATGAACTCGTTAGCATCTTTGAAACCTGCTGACTCAATGAACTTAGCTAATGTATTGCGGTACTGAGCCACAGATACCAATGGATTAGACGGACCATATTGCTGAATGATCTGCTCTTGTTTCGCTAGAACCATCTGCAACATAGCCAGCTTCTGGTCTCTGTCACCTGAACCTAGACCAACATTAACGCTAATATCGTACTCATTTGCCCATGTACGTGGATCAAATGTAACGTACTTACCACGCATACGAACGATTCTAGGCTTGTCCTGATACTTGCCCAATAAGTGCAAGATGCCTCTAAACAGACTCTTTACGCCTGTCTCAGCAAAGATACGAGCGATTAACTCTAGCTTGCCGCTATTAGACTTCATCATCGCAGCCACAGCAGTAGCCGTAACATTACTCAGAATGTCTGGATCAAGTCCTTGCTGTGCATCACTAACGCCTGTTCTCTTAGCCTGAACCGCATCCAAGTATTGCAACATTGGCATGGCTTGACCGAATGTACTTTGAACCGTTAACGGAACCAGCGCGTTAGGATTCTTGATACGGATAATTCCCCCCGGAGTTGCATTAAGGAGATCGTCCATGTTGACCTGACCATCTACAGCACCAACTCGATTGTTGTTAGTTAGATACAGATTGTCTAAGCTCTGACGAGTTATCGTGGACTTCTGTAACTGAATATCCATCGTCCGATCTGCCAGAGATTGACCGAAGAACTTATGCGGTACAGGTATAGGGCAGATAGAGTGGAATGGAACATAGTCTGTTTCCTCATCTTCCAATATCTCAGAACCGCAATAGACAATACGCCTCAATTCAGCAATACCGTCATCATCTTCATCAATACGGATATAGCACTCGTACACCTCTAGCACCTGCATAGAGAAGTCTAGGCTTGTATTCTGGTCTGGCTGCTCACCATTAGGGAAACGAGCGATACGTTCAGCGTTGAACTCAAGATCGTTATATGTTGGCAGATCGTCAACTGTGTCCTGATCGTAACCAATAGCAATCAACTCTGAACGAGTCATCAAGCGACGATGCGCTACGAAACTAGCTTGGTCAATAGTCTTGGCTGACTTGCTGATAAGGAATTCTTCAGGCGGTACGTTCTCAATACGCACCTGACCTGTTTCTTTAATGCGCTGTACCTGAACTTCAAACTTAGGGATTTGTATGACATTACCCATCATGTCCGACATTTCCGTATATTCTATTTTTTGTTTGGTAACTTTTAGAGTCTGATCCGATAGCAATAGAGCCAGTTCATCCTCTGACAGATTTTGGTATTCTTCCTTCGTTACGTCTGTAGACTGATCCCAATATGACTTAACTACGCCCACCTTTTGCAGTAGAGCATCTTTAAACCAGTTGTGAAGGATAAGCATCCCATCATTGTCACGATAGAAAGCCCAATTACAGTAGTCAGTAGCCTGTCTAGCTGACTCCTCATCGCCGGGGCTTTTAGGCTCGAAGTAGACAATATCTTCGGTAGTCGTAAATACACGCATTAACTGTGGCAATGCACCATCGATAGCCTCAGCTACCTCACCAGTTACGATCTGGCTGCGACCTTCTTGCTCATTACCGTAGGGATATCTTAGGTAATACTCTAAGGCTCGCTTACGATC